AAACAATGGCCAGAAAAATTTGGGTTTGAACAAATCCGTTTTAAGAAATATGAACCTAATGGTAAGGATTTCTTTGATGAACATGTTGATGTTCTGGACTATGCAAGTGCAAAAAGATTTCTTGTATTCTTTTTATATTTAAAAGATAATAAAGGTGGTCATACATCTTTTCCTGAATATGATTTGAAAGTTGAACCAAAGGTAGGTAGACTATTAATGTTTCCACCTTTATGGACTTATAAACATATAGGACATAAACCAATTAAAGAACCAAAATATATAGTAGGGAGTTATCTACACTACATTTAATTATGAATAACGAAAGAATAGAATTTACAATATTAAGAAATCTTATATTCAATGAAGATTTTACTAGAAAAGTTTTACCTTTTGTAAACGAAATCTATTTTCCTAAAAGAGAAGAACAAATTTTATTCCAAGAGATTAATACTTTTGTATTGAAGTATAAAAATCTGCCATCAAAAGAATCAATATTAATTGAACTAGGCAATCGTAAAGATATAAACGAAGAAGAAAATAGAATAGTAAAAGAATTAATTAACTCATTAAATCCTGAAGAAATAGACCAACAATGGTTGTTAGATACAACAGAAAAGTTTTGTAAAGATCGTGCTGTTCACAATGCAGTATTAGACGGTATCAAAATTTTAGATGGTAAATCTAAAAACAAAACACCAGAGGCAATACCTAGTATTCTTGCAGACGCATTAGCAGTTAGTTTTGATAAACATATAGGGCACGATTATATAGAAGACGCAGACGACAGATTTAAATTTTATCATACAAAGGAAAAGAAGTATCAATTTGATTTATCTTACTTCAACAGAATTACAAAAGGTGGTGTACCAAGTAAAACATTAAACATTGCTCTTGCAGGTACAGGTGTAGGTAAGTCTTTGTTTATGTGTCATTGTGCTAGTGCTTATTTGGCACAAGGTTTAAATGTATTGTATATTACTTTAGAAATGGCTGAAGAAAGAATTGCTGAAAGAATTGACTCAAACTTATTAGATGTATCTATGGATGATCTACACGCTCTACCAAAAGACTTGTATGATTCTAAAATATTAAAAGTAAAAAACAAATCAACTGGTAAATTAATTATCAAAGAATATCCAACTGCTTCTGCTCACGCAGGACATTTCAGAGCATTGTTTAATGAACTATCATTAAAGAAAAGTTTTAGACCAGATGTTGTCTTCATAGATTATCTTAACATATGTACTAGTGCTAGATTTAAAGGTGGTAATGTAGGATCATATTTCTTTATCAAGGCAATTGCTGAAGAATTAAGAGGTCTTGCTGTTGAGTTTAATGTACCAATTTTTAGTGCAACACAAACAACAAGAACTGGTTATGTTTCAACTGATATTGGTTTAGAAGATACGGCAGAGTCTTTTGGTTTACCTGCTACTGCTGACTTTATGTTTGCTTTACAATCAAATGAAGAACTAGAACAACTAGGTCAAATGAAAGTTAAACAATTAAAGAATAGATATAATGACCCAGGCATTAATAGATCATTTATCATTGGTGTTGATAGAGCAAAAATGAAACTCTATGATGTAGATAATACATCACAAAACATAGTAGATAAAGGTAAGGAACCTGAAACTAAAGAAAACCCTTACGATAAATTTTCAGACTTTAAAGTATAATGAATAAGAAAACACTTTTTACAATAGACTATTATGAGAAAGAAGATTTTATAAATCAATCTGAAATAGATAAACTGATTGGTAGTATAGATAAAAACAATTTACAACCTTATGATTATATAGAAGGTAATGCTAAAACATCTATTGGTGTTAGTCAGAATATGTTTTTAGATTTTCAAAAAGATTTAGAAGAAAGAATTGTCAAAGAAATACCTATATTAAATCAAAGAATGGCAGAGTCTTGGTGTACAATACAAAAAGAAGATAGTAAATTAAAGTGGCACAAACATCCTAATTCAGTTTTGTCTGGTATCATATATCTAAAAGTAGATGATGATAGTAGTAAATTAGTCTTTCAAAATCCTACTTCTATGGAAGGACAAATTTTTGAAATACAACCTAAACCTGGTTTACTATTAATGTGGCCAAGTTTTTTAATGCACGGATCAGGTAGAACAATAAACAAAAGTAAAGAAAGAATTATTATAGCATTTAATACTTATTGGAATAAAAAATGATAAAATTAAATGCCTTTACAACTAATATACACGCACAATATGATTTTTTAAAAGGTGGTGCTATAGAGCGTTTAATAAAGTCTATAAAAAAAGAAGACTTGACAGACCATAATGCTCTTGTAGGTAATGCAAAATCAACTTTTACTCCTAAAAGAGGTTTTTTAAATAATCATAATTCAGTAAAACATAGAGTAGAAGAAAAACTTTTTTTTCCTAATTTAGAGATTACTAATTCTTGGTGTAATGTACAAGGAGAACATAGTACATTAAATTTTCATAGGCATCCAGACTCAATTATTTCTGGTATAATATTTTTACAAGTAGATGACAAAAGTAGTAAGTTATATTTTCAAAATCCTAATAACATATATGTTAAGTGTGATGATGATATGTGTATTACACCCGAACCAGGATTGTTATTAATGTGGCCGAGTTGGTTAGCACACGGATCAGGTGAAGATAAAAATATTAGTACAGAAAGAATAATAGTAAGTTTTAATACATACTTCAGAAAGGAGACTAATGCCTAGAAAACAAAAAGTAAGATTTCATAGAGGTGATAGAAGACCTAAATCAGATAAAGACTATGAGCAATTATCTTACAAAGTTAAGATGAAAAAGAAAGGCCGTAAGATATTATGGCAAGTAATAGAACACCCTAATAAGGCTACTATTGCTGAATACTTTTTTGAAGAAGACGCACAGAAATTAGCAGACTTTCAGAATAAGAATCAAGTATGGAAAAACTCTGGTGGTATACCCAAAATGTTTTGGATTAGAGCTTGACACCACCTTATAAATATGTTATAGAGAGAGAACTATGGCAATATTTAGCAAAGCAGATTTATCTAAATCAAAATATATCATATCTATCGTAGCCAAAATTAAAAAAGGCACGAAAATTAGAGTAAAAGACGGCAAGTCCTACTTGTTTAAAAAAACTAAAGAGATTGATATGTTAGAAAAAGTACAAACAAATTTTCAAAAGTATAGTAAGATACTTTATCCTAACAATAAGCACGCTCCTATATTCAATGAAGGTAAAAAATATTTTACATTTGTAGATATTGATAAAGCACCATTTTCAGGTATGGGTGGTCAATCAAGGAATGCTTTAGGTAAAAAACTAGCAGACGCAGGCGAGTTAGCAACCGTAATGTCTTTGAAAAAAGATATTAAAACTGCTAAAGATACAGGACAATCTATATTCAAAGATAATGCAGACGCTTTTGCTGCTTGGTATGACACATTTCAATACACACGCCCAGCAGTTAAAAAGATTGTAGGATCTTTAAATAATTTTGATATTATCCACGACGCTACCGATAAATCAAATTTTGGATCTACTATTAAAGCATTTTTAAATAAAGCAAATATCTCAAAACAAGATTCTTGGAATCCAGCAGATGTTTATATAATTAGTAAAAATGCTAGAGTGAAAATAATTAACGATTTGAAAAAAGTAATAGAAACTTATGATGTTTCAGATGGATTAGTTAATATGTTTAATGATAAATTGTATAAACTTTATAAGAAAAAAGTGCTTTATCCAATCTCTCTTAAACAATTGATTTCAGAAAAAGCAAATGTAGATTATACAAATGTACCAGGTACAATTAAGGTGTCAGATTACGATATTGAAATAGCAAAATTTAATTGTAACTTAACTACCGAAGGTAAAGAAATAGGTTTATTTACCTTTAATAATAAAGACACAAAAAAGCAAATTAATTTACAAGTTAGAGGATTTCCTCACGGTTATGGTACTGCACAAACTGAAATTACATCCGATGGTACACCATCAGGAGGTCGTTTAGGAAAAATTCCTACGAAAGTGGTTGATAGTGTTATGGATCAATACAAGGATGCTAGAATTAATAGTATAAAATACTTTGGTACACCTGAACCATTTTCAAATTTTGATGAAAATAAATGTAAAGAAACTTATAAGATGTATGAAACCGTTATTAAAGACTCAAAAGTTAATAATGAAAAATCTTTAAGTTATAAAGAGTATGTTAATATAATTAATATTGCAAAATCTAATATGGATATTGCTGAAAATATGGTTATGAAGATTCAAGGTTTAAAAATAATGCACTTTTTTGTAAAAAATAAAAAAGATTTATCTGGTATTATGAATAAGATGATAAACGGTGCTAAAAAAATAGATGATTCTAACGGCTTCTTTATTAAAATATACTAGAGATTAAGTATTATAAATAGTATTAGTTGATTTATATGGAAAATGTGAGATTATATTAATGGAACAAATTGGAGAGAAATGTTTAGTTTTAAAGGTTTTATTACCACAGAAAAGAATACGCACCTAGAACACCTAGAAGATGATATAATCAATAGAGGTTCAGCAGGTGGAGAAAATGCTGTTGCATTTTTAAAGTCAGTTAGAAATATGCTAGCTGGTTCTTCTGGTGGAAGAGTTAATATGTCAGTCAAGTGGGACGGCGCTCCTGCTATAATCTGTGGCACAAATCCTGAGA